TAAGACACCACATGATGTCCTTTGCAGGCATCTTCTTGTGGAAATCGAGATCAGTGCTGGCAACAGATGAATTGCCAGTAACCATGTTCTGCTCCATGTCAGGCTTGTACAGTGTTCCTTTCGGAAAGACATGCTTAAGGGTAATGGTACGGAACTTGTCGTGGTTAGCACCTGCGTTTTCGTGGTGCTCCATTTTGACCCAGCGGTCCTGCAGAACAGTGAACCTGTCCCTGTGTAGTGTGTTACGTCGCATTGCATACTGGTCAGCCATCGACTGCAGAACTCCGGCATTCTCGGGCAACTGAGTTTGGTCTTGGTCAGAGGCAATTGCCCCTGCCTTAACCTTGAAGAGCTGTACGCGGAACCACGTGGTATCCTCGGTGGGAGGGACATCTCCGTAATGAAACTGTATTTGATACATCATGGACACTGGGGTGTATGCGAGACGTGAGACGGTATCGTCCTGCCGCTGTGCAATAAACGAGTGTTCGTTAAACTCGGAGGGGAAGCCGCCAGGTGACTGGTACTTCGTGAATGTGGTCACCTGTACGATCTGTGGAGTGACAACGCCACTTACAGTGCCGATCTTTCCTTTCCATATGGGGCAATCTGCGCCGAAGTAGAAATTGTTTGCGGCGAATATCAGCGGTTCGGTTCGGCTAAAGAGGTTCGATCCTCCAGGCGGGGTGGCGATGTGCGTGTTTCGCTGGAGAAGTCCGAGCTGCTGTCGCTGTAGTCGGTTGACCTGTCGGGCGAGGACGGTGATTGCGCTCGTATTCTTGAGCATACGAGGTACAAACGGGCGCTTGAGCTTCTTACGAACCGGGAGGTTAATCTTGCGGCGGAGCGCAACGGAGCGGGCCTTTGCGGCTTGTGTCGCGCGTGAGTATACTTTAGTAGTACTACGAGCAGGGCGGCCAGTGCGCCGGATAGGAGCGCGACCATAGGCCATGGTTTACTACTACGGTAGAAAAAAATTCGTGGACGTACGAATCATCCTGGGGAAAAAGGCAGCAGGTAAACTGCTGTTGTAATACCTATTTTTCCCCAGGCTGGCTCATTTGGCTCAACTCATCTTTCGTAATTTCGCGGAGGTTTTTGAAGGCGTCGATAGTGTACCACCTCCATCGGTCGGCAGACATAAGGTTGACGTTGGGTGGGTGGTTGGCGAAAACCCACACTTGCGGGCTGTCGAACCACCATTCTTTGTAATGGAAGCGCATGTCAAAGACCTTGCCTTTCTTTATCTGCTCAATAGCAGTCATGAATGGGCCGAATCGCTTGGCATCGGTAGTGAGCGAACGTGGTAAATCGACGAATACGAGTCCAGGTTCACGTTCTTCTTTGGCCATGAGTATGTCGCAGCAACACTGCAGCAGCTCCTTGTGGTCGCCAACTGGGGGAAGGTCGATTCCGCCAAAGTGTAAATCACCGAGAGCAGCGACGGTGCTCTTTCCGTTGCAGCCAGCGGTGTCCACCACCATGTTAACACGGCGGTCATCAAATAGTTCGCGGCTGTCGAGTACTTGTTTCTGCCAGGGCCATAATCGGTCAATCAAACCGCGGTATTGGCGCGGTATGTATGCGGGCTGTTTCCACGTAACATCCGTCCAGGGTCCTTCAATGCGAGTGTCGTATTTGAGAGTGTAAAACGCCTCCTTGCTCTTCGAGTTGTTGGAGCTTTCGCTCACATCCATTCCTCGTAGGGACGTATCGTTCAAAAGTTTGCACAGCTCCGGTTGTCGCTTCTTCTTCCATAGTGAGCCTCGACCCTGGTAGTGTTTTCGATCGGTCGTAGGGCAGGCCTCCAGCTGGAATGCCCATTTCTTGAACAGCGGACGAATAAGGGCGACAAACTCCTCGGCCGATGGGAGCCAGTCACCTTTTCCAAAAAACGTAAAATCGAAGTCGTAGACTTGCACATTGTGTTCGACTTTCTGTCGCTTGGATGGGTCATCCATTTCTCTTGAGCAATATTTTTTTCGGTGGGGGTCCGAAAAACTGATTCGAAAAAAAATTTGAATTTTTTTTTGTTTGAATTTTTTTTTTTTTTGAGCCTGCCTGCCGGCGGCGAACTCGTTCCAAGCTCGTTCCAGTCTGGACCCGTCATATGGAGGTGTGTTCGTAGGTTGGAACGAGGTTGGAACGAACACTACGCAGTACCGTGCTGGTCACGCCAGGTGACCCATCGCTTGATATTCACATACGGAGCTCCGGGGGCGTCCTTGGAGGTGCTAATAAGACACCACATGATGTCCTTTGCAGGCATCTTCTTGTGGAAATCGAGATCAGTGCTGGCAACAGATGAATTGCCAGTAACCATGTTCTGCTCCATGTCAGGCTTGTACAGT